CTCCGCAGTAGCGATGACTGCGCCAGTTGGCAGGTCCTTCCACTCAGCGCCAATCAGCATTTTCATCTCCAGCGCCACAGGAATCGGGATCAGCGCCAGGGAGTCAAAGACATCCTTCTTAGCAGCATGGATGGCAATAGGCCCGCGATAGGTCGTTGCCCACGATCGGGTTTCAAATTGCTTTGCGCCACAGGCCAGCAGCGAAGCCCAGGGCTGCCAGATAGTGATTGCTTTCATATCGTTCCCCCTCCATTATGGCAGATAACTCAGAACAAACAGGACTCCGGCAACTCCAAAAAACAATCGGCAATTCCGCTTGTCATCTTTGTTGCCGCCGATGCACCCGAAAAAGGCGATTGCCAGAAACACCAGCAGCATAACGCGGAAGGTAGTCAGCATTTCTCCCCACGTCCTTTCCTGATCCCTTCGACGCCCTTGTCCGCCATAGCGGCCACCTGGATCAGCTCACAGGCCCCCGCAATAGCCATGGACTTCATATCCTCGAAGTTTCGCTGGACCATATCCTCAGCATCGTTTTTCACATTCAGCCACAGGAAGCCCAGCTTCTTCTTCAGACGCTCCATTTCCTGATCGGCCTCTTCGACCTCCTCCTTTATGAGCGCATAGCCTTCATGGGGAGAGGCGGCAACGCCCCCGTGGGATTTGGCCGCCCACTCATATTCTTTATCCACCAGAGCGGATACCGCCCTCATCAGCTCCTCCATCACTTTGCCGCCTCCTCCGCTTCGTCCAGATAAGTTGCCTGAAGGTCAGCAATATGGGTCAGGACTGCCAGGGGGAACAGGTTGTAGGCGTTTCCGACTGTACGCCACCCGTCTCCGTCCGGTCCCATGTGCCAGCGGATTGCCATGGCCTCCTCCCGGGTCAGTTTTATAAAGCTGGAGATGATGTATACGCTCTTCTCGCCGTGGCCGTAGGGAATGGGGTCATCGAACTTGTACCCGAGGACAGTCTCCCAAACAAAATCACCAATGGAATCGTGTTTGACTTGGCGCTTATCAGCTACCGCCACCTTCCCGGGATCATAAGTTTTTTGGTTCTTCGGCTCCTGCTGGTACACTCCTACCTTGCAAACGTCGTGCAGGAGTCCAACGATGGCAATGGATTCATCGGACAGGTCCATATCCGGGTGAAAGTTCCACTCGCTTTCTTTCAGGGCGCTCAGGCGCTCATAAACATGGACACTGTGCTCCACCAGCCCGCCGGGGCGGGACAGGTGGAAGCGGGTGCTGGCCGGGGCGGTGAAGAAGTCGGTGGACTCCAGCCACTTCAGGAACTCCTCAGCTCCGGGCCTTGTGATGTTCTCGCGGTAGATTTTCAGGAATTTTTCTTTCATCATAAGCTCTCCCTTTCCTCAATCAGTCCCACAAACTGGTCTGATTAGAGTCTGATTTTTTGTTTGCGTCATGCTCTGCCTTAAAGGCACGATAGGCCCTGGTATATTCATAGGCCGAAGCAAAAATCTTTTTTGCGGCGTTAGCAAGCCTGGGGTCTAATTGCTCTGCTACCTCCAGCTCTTGCTCGAATCGGCTCCCAAACGGGCAACAGGCACATCCCGTCCTTTTGAATCCATATTTCTCATACAGATCGGAGTGAACCACCTTGCGGATATTGCAGTATAGCTCTTTATCCTGGTCTGTTATATAAAAAATCGGTCGAAACTGAGCTGCCTCACTCTTCTTAGACGCCTCCGTGAAGCAACTATTGTATGCTGTGGCCCTTACACCACCTTCCGCCTGCCTGATTCCGACCATGTTGATGCAAGCTCTTATGTCCTTGATATAGTCGTGAGCAACATCCTTTTTTGCCCCTTTGCAACATCCGTCGGATATAAGGAAGTCTGGAGGATTTTCGACCATGAACTCTTTCAGTAGACGGCATTTACTGATATTTGTCCTGCTATCTGGCCCCCATCCATTGCACCACCAGCGCAGAGCCGCTTTGCAATTTGGGTGGCGTTGATACAGAACGTCAAACGGTTTGTCCTCCCATTTGAAGCCATGCGACTGAAGGCGGCTAATATATTGGCTGAACTGTTTCGATATAAAAGGCTGCCCATACTCCTTACACCCAAGCGGAACTGGAGTTTTTGCCCTTATTCTCTCAATGGTTATACCGTACTTTTCTTCCAGATAACTCAGGTGTTCCTTTGTTGCAGTATATTCCAGGCCGGTATTAAACCACACATAATGGAGCTTTGCATCGGGGTAATTCTTTTCCGGCTCCAATGCCTGAATCATATCCAACATTACGTCGCTGTCTGATCCTCCAGAGATAGACACAACCGCGCATTGTGACCGGAACATCAGGTTTGCATGGAGTTTCCTGATCGAACTTTGTACCCGGTCAACAAACCCCGGATTTTCGGAACGCATGGGCTCAAATAGCTCTAAAAACTCTTCAACCTTCATTATGCTTCCTCGGCCTCAGAGCCGCCGTAGGGATCGCTGCTCTCTTCATAGGGGTATTCCCCGTCCCCGGGGTGGTCCAACCCGTTCCCGGGCTCCTCAGCGCCGTCCTCATGCCCTTCAGCGTCAGGCTCCTGGGGATCATCCTTCACGGCATCGGGATCGCCCATGCGGAAGATGACCGTATCGCAGTCCTCGCACATGATAACGATGGAGTCCGGCCCCTCGGTGCAGGTCAGGGGGTGGCCGACGTGCGGCTCCAGGGTCTCAGCAGCAGCATAGAAGGGGCTCCCGGTCCCGGTTCCAGAGGACAGGATTACCTTGCCGCCCTTGTCCCTGACAGTGTAGTTGCCCATAGCCTCCATAACCGTCATATCGGCGTCGATGAAATTCTTCAGCCAGTTGAAGGCTTCCCGGCGCTGATCCAGGTCATCAGCATCCTGGCCGCCGGCGGCCACCTCCGTGAACTCAGCATCAATGACTCCTCCAGGAAGGTCCCGGAGCTCAGTCTGTTCCCCGGCGGGCTGTTCACCATCGAAGAGGGAGCTCTGGCCGTCATCAATCGGGCGCATGACGAAGCAGCAGCTCTCCCGGTCCCACACCAGCTCATAATTGCCGGAGAGGGTCCCGGTCTTTTTCTCCTTCCGCTGGATGACCGCCGTGACTGTGTGATCGAACTTCGGCTTGGTGATGGATCGTGTCTGCTGTCCGATCCCCTTCACGGTGTAGTCCGGGGCGGAGTCAGGGGTCAGGGTGATCTTCACCTTCACGTTGATCTCAGCGGTATCCTGGCCGGTATCGCTCATCCCCTGGAGGGTGGCGCGTGTCACTTGGTCGAAGTCAGTACAGAGCGCATTAAAGGTGTTACTCTTTAGGGAAATAGGCAAATCGTTTGCTTTGCACATGGTTTCAGCCTCCTATGTGTTTTTCTTGATGAATTGGTTTCGGCAGTATTCGCAGCAGAAGTCCCGCCAAAAAGAGTGTACCTTGCAGGATGTCCAGCCCATAGCGAAGAGCTTCCCCTGCACACCCTTATAGTCCGGGGTTGAGTCCTCGAATGGAAATCGCTCCTGGTGGCCGCAGTTGTCACAGGTGCATACCACATCGCCCTCACCGTGGATTTCGCTCCAGTCGATTTCTTTACTCATCGACTTCTTCCTCCTTCCACGCTTCAAGGGCCTCCCTGCAATGAGAGCCCTCACACATCACGGGTTCACCGCCATAGCAATGGACTCCTTTCAGGTGATCGGGAAGCGGGCAGTAAATGTTGCACAAAGCTGTATCCAGCATACTTTGAATTTCATCATCCGACTTCCCGCTATAATACTCCCCGTTGGTGAGTCTCACAGCAACAAAGACAGCGCCTCGCTCAATGTAATGCCGCGCAAGCCCTAACTGCCAGGCCCGGCACCAGCCGCTATGCTGGGTCTTTCCGTTCACGATGAAATAGTCATGCAGAAAGAACTCATCCAGGCTCCTGACCTGTGCTCCCTTTTTGAACTTCCGCTTGCTCATTGGGTCTCACCGCCTCCCGATGATTCGGGTGCCGCCGCCGACCTGATGACCACCGCGACCCTGGGCCTTCTGGAGTAGAACTTCCTGACCTGAGTATCCACCACCTGGGCATCGTCCTTGTAGGCAATCTGGTTCAGGCTGTCCGCGATGATCTTCAGGATGTTGTCATTGTCCGGCTTTGTGGTGGGCCGGATCACGCCGGCCTCCATGAGCCGCTGCTGTTTCTTGGACTTGCTGGAGGGGATCGGGTAGTAGGCCACCACCCGGAGGTCCAGCATGGAGCCATCCTCAAACCTGGCCTCGCCGCATTGGCGTTGGTACTCAGTCCTGACCAGATTCTCATATAGAACAGTGTCTTTTGGGGTTGTGGCCTTCGCGTGTCCAGCCACCTGGGAGAAACGCGGTCTCCCCTTCCCCTTTGGCGGCCCGGGGATCACAAATCTAACTTCCATTTTTAGCTTCCTCATACTCGACGAAGTAATCATACGACTTTTTGCTGTCCCGCTCGGATTTTGTGATCTGGACAGCATAGCCGTTCTTCAGCAGGATGGAGGCCATCGTCAGCCTGTCATCCGCCGCACCGATTTTCACTTTGTTCTTCATTCCGCTCATGTAGCGCCCTCCAAAAATTTCCCCATATCTTCAAACCGTCTGGATGCCTCGACCTTCCTCCAGGAAGTGCCCTTAAACTCCATGGGATAGCAGACCTCAAAGATACGGTCATATATGCGGCTGTATCGTCTGTCCGCGCACTCCATCATTTCGCTGATGGGGACGTTAGTGGTCAGGATCATAGGCAGCCTTGCGCGGTATCGGCTGTCGATGATGTCATAGACACGCTCCAGGGCATAGTCCGTACCGCGTTCTGCTCCCAGGTCATCAATAATCAGCAGCTTGGCCCGGTTCAGCCTGTCGGTGAAGTACATAGACTCTTCCCTGTTTCTCAGATCGGCGTTGCCGATGATCTTGACGAATGAAGTCATTACCGTGGGAATCTTCCTGTTGAGCAAATAGTTTGCAATACAGGCAGCCGAGAAGGTTTTGCCGGTCCCGACATCCCCATAAAACAACAACCCCTGGTTTTTGGTCATCATTTCGTCGAAATTCTCAGCATACCGGCGGCAGAGCCGAAGGTTACGCGCATTGTTTTTGGTCTGCTGGAAGGCGTCGAAGGTGGCCGCGCTGAACTTGCTGTCCATCATGGAACTGAGCCGAAGCCGCTCGATTTTATCCATATCGCGCTGGTACTCCTCTTCCTTGCGGCGGCGTTCCTCAGCCTCTTTCATGCAGTCACAACTTGTTGCCACCAGCATGGGCTCAGGGAACATTTCGTTTTTGAGCCACATCTGCTTTTTGGTGTGACACTTTCCGCAGTAAAGAAGTCCGTCATCGCCGGTATAATCTGGAGGGCCGCCAGCCTTTTCCGCATCCCGTCTTTGAGCTTCGAGGCTCCTGGATGCCAGGGATCGCATGAAATCTGTCATATCTGGCATCAGCCGTCACTCCCTTCAAATTGTTTGAACGGATTCCCCTCAATGGAGGATTTCTGCTCAATCGCACCGGGGTATTTCTCCTTCACGCGGTCAACGACCCAGCTCAGAATCGCCCGGTAATCGTCCTTATACGCCTTCCCTTTGGACCCCTTGTATAGGTCCAGCTCCCGGATCATCAGCTTTGCAGCCTTTTCTCCATAGTCATCGCACAGCTTTTGGTACTCGCGATCGGTCAGGTGGACAAACTCGGCCATCCGAACGGTCTCCCGCTTCGGTTTTTTCCTTGGCTGTGCAGATTCCTGAGCCCGCTCCTCCGTGGACGGAGTTGGACTGTCTGATCCGTCAGGGGGCGGTGCTTCCGGTTCCTCCTGCGGGGATGGTCCATGCCCTGAGCCTCCGCTTTTTCTGGAGCGTTCAAGCCGTTTCCGTTGGGCATCATAGTCCTTTTTCCGGCGGAATTTGTACCATTGCTCCTGCCAGTCTGACCAGTCGTGAAGGTATATGCAGCCCTCCACGTTATCCAACCAACCGGAGGAAAAGAGCACATCCACCACGTTTTCAAGCGGAAGCTGGGTCTTACCTGATAAAACCTCGGCAATATCGTCCCTGTCGGCGTCCTCGATCCTGCCGTTTTCATCCGCATTATTGAGTCCCCAAAACCACAAGAAGTTCAGGATGCCCAGGGACTCCGCTTTAGAACAATTCAGCATTTTGGACATCCGCCGCAACTTTTTCCCGTCAACGTGATCGTGAACGCTGATCCAGGCCATTTAATCACCTGCCTTCATCAGGGGGACGATGACAGTCCCCCTGGAGTATCACTGGCCCTCATTGGGCTCGGTGGGCTGCTGGCCTTCCCCGCCGCCTTCTCCGGCAAGGCTCTCAATGACCTGCATGAGCGCGGATGTGGCCGCGTTGTAAACGGAGGTTGTCATGCCAGCAGTGCTCCTCAGCCCGTGTTCACCGATCAACTTCAGGATGATCTTGTTCCCCTCTTCCTGGCCGAAGTGGTCATGGGCCATCTTGAAGAGCGCCTGACGCTGGCCCTGAGATATGACCGGATCATCGTCCGGGGGCGGATCGCCACCGTCACCGTCGCCGTCCAGCACCGTGTAATCGGCGGGGATTGCACCGGCCGCCACCATCTCATCCTCGGAGTAGGTCCCCTGGTATTCACGCGGGAAGGCTTCCCGGCAGCACTGGCTCACGGCGACCTTGTTAATCATCGTGGCGGGCTTGGACTTCCAGTTCGCCATGTTCTTGTCGTATTCAGCGAGGGAGACTTCCTTGTAGGCGGTCCGCTCGGCCTGGCCCCGGAGGTAGGTAATCCGGCACCAGCCACCCAGCAGCTTCTCCCCGGGATACGGGCAGCACCCCTCCTTCTTGATGATCTCATCGCCCCTCATCACCAGGATGCCGTCCTCCTTATGGAGGAAGTCCGGGTGCTCGACGGCCCGCCGGAGATATGTCCCCTTGCCGACCACAATCTGCGCCGGATCATCCTTGCTGTACTTAATCAGGTAAACCTCACCGTTGACCAGGGGATTCATGCCCTGACTCTTGCAGGTGTTCATAAAGAGAACAATTTCCTGATCGCTCACAAGCTCACTCCTGCCCCGGACCAGGTATCTCTTTACGAACGGGAGGTCCAGGGCCACTTGGGTCCCGGCGACCTCATAGACAACGGACAGCGCATTGCTTTCTGCTCTGCTCATAGCTTGACTCATAATTATTTCCCTCTAAAACTCATTCTCGACTTTTCGGCGTACTCGACCCCGGGGATCACGATGCCGCCCTTGGTGGCGCGGATCAGCCGCATGATGGCCGCCTCATCCACCGGCCGGATGACAGCGCCGGCAATCTCCACAGGGACCTGTTTGTGGTCGATCTTCGTAATGGCCCAATCCTTGGACACAGAAACACCCGCCGCCTTCTGAGGGGCGGGGGCATACACGCCGGTCTTGACAACGCCCTCTGCAATCTCGGCCTCAGCCAGGGCGGAGCTGGCTTCCTCGAAGCGCCCCTGGGACTCCAGCGCCAGGGCTTCCTCTTCTTTGAGGCGCTGTGCTTCCTGGGCGGCCCGTCTGGCCTGTTCCTCAGCTTCCCGGCGGCGCCGGTCCTCCTCCAGCCTGAAGGTTCCCATCTTGTTCTTCAGCTCCCGCTCGGCCGCCTGGAGGGGGGAGAGCATCATCTTCTCGCGGGCGCAGATTTCCTTGTGAGCGTCACTGGCCCGCTTCTTCATGGGGGCGAAGAACTCCGCGACCTTCCTGGCCTGAGTTTTGATCGCGGTCCCCAGCTCGGCCGCCATCAGGTAGGCTTCCTCAGAATCAACGGTCATGCCCTCAACCTGGATCGTGACACCGGACACCTCCTCGCGGATAGCCAACTCGTTCTCGCCGGTGGGCTGCCCAACCTGGGCCACAACAGTTTCCTTTGCCATAGATTGATTACCTCCTACTAATTTTTTGTTTGTACTTCAGCACCGTCAGGAGGGAACTGAACACCTGCCAGCTTTCCGCCCCTCCGTCGTGTGTCTGGAAGTCAAAAGTGCCGTCCCTCTTCAGGTGGAGCGAGGCCGCCCTTTGCGGTTCCGCTCCCAAACTGCCAAGGGCCTGGGAGTATGCTTTGAGCTGGACCCTCACCAGCAGCTCCTCAATTCGCTGGGTGGTCTTGTAGTCGATGACGTACAGTTTCCCGCCAATGACGCAGATCAGGTCGGCCGTTCCCGCATACCCCATGAATTTGTGGTACAGCCGGTACTCAGAGGCGATGACCTGGGGGTTGTACTCAGAAAACCATCTCAGGAAGGCCATGAAGTAACCGGCGTGGTCCGGGTCAACGTCCTCGATGCCGAAGGTCAGGTAATTCTCAATAGCGTTATGCACCGCCGTTCCCTTCCCGGCGGCCCGCCGAAGCACTTTGGCCTCCACGCCCCGGTAGGTCTCATCGGACAAGGGCTGCATCACTTGGGTCACACTCGGAACGATGATCCCCTTCAGCCGGTAGATGTGCTTTGCCTCATCAAACGTCAATTCTTTGGAGGTGTCCGGGAGCGCGGCTACCATGAGTCATCCACCTCCGCAACCCCGGTTCTGGCTCCGCACCTGTTCAGCAGAATGCCCATCGCTGCGTCGCTGGCGCAATCCTCCAGGTGGTAGTACACGCCGTCGATCTCCAGGTACTCATCCCCTGCGGTGATGGGCTCCCCACAATGCTGGCAAGTGTAGACCGCCGGGGGATCAGGAGCGTTCGGGCAGCGCGGGTGGCAGGGGACTTGGTGGCAGATCATACACATCTGGCACACCTCCCGTTGATGGCCGCCCGGATACAGGCGTATACGATTTCATCCTCCAGCAGGAGGAAGAAGTAATCCGCCGGCAGTCCCTTGACCTTGACCTTTTGAGCGGTCAGTTTTTCAGCCGCCTCGATCATGGAATCAGGGACCGTAATGCCCAGCCGATCCTTAGCCCGCGAAATCGCGTTGGAGCGTTGATCCAGGTCAGGCGGGCTTTGCGTTCTTGTCATAGGTCACAACTCCTTCTTCAGTCACAATCGGCAAGGGTGACACGAAGATACCGATGTCCAGCTTGGTGCGTTCCAGAGCCCGGTCTAACTCTTCCTCAGTAGTGATCCCGTACTCATCCTTCAGCCACTTCATGACCCGCTCGGTTTTCGTCATCGCCTCTCACCGTCCTTCAGTTGCTTCTCGCATAGAAGCTGGAGCTCCGCGACCGACTTTGATAGGCGCCCGAGGTAGTCAACGATGCCGCGCATCTGCGGGGCTTCGCTGCTGTCAATTACGCCGTCAGCCGCGATGTCAATGAGCTGCTGTTTGATCTGCTCGATCTTCCCGGTGGACAGGCCGCTCAGGATGTTCAGAGTGACCCGCTCAATCGGAGATACCTCCGTGGCAAGGGTGAGGTCCCGGCCCAGGGGACATTCGTTTTTGCAGTAGTTGGCCTTCAGCTCCGGGCATCCATACAGGTCCGCCATCAGAGCAACCAGGTCAACAGGTACGACCTTGGTGATCCCCAGCTCATGCTTCGCAAGCGAAGATTCAGAGATACCGAGGGCTTCAGCG